GCCCCCGTCGTAGGCGTTGTAGCCCCGACAGTGCCGTTGATGTTGATGGAGGCTGTGCCGGTCAGGTTGGTGACTGTGCCGCTGCTGGGTGTGCCGAGTGCCCCGCCGTTGACGACAAACGCCCCGGCAGTGCTTGTGTTGACCCCTAGGGCAGTAACTACACCTGTGCCAGTGGTTGTGGTGCTTGGAGCCGCACCAGCCCCGCCACCAATGACCAAAGCGTTTGCTGCAAGTGCAGCCGAGGATGCCAGCGTACCCGTGGCTGTGTAGGCCAGTACGCCGCCTGATGTGCCTGCTGTTAAGCCTGTGCCTCCGTAGGCCACCCCAAGGGCATTGGTGAGGTTCAGCGTGGTCAGCGTGATGGTGCTGGTCCCGCTGTTGAACGTCATGGCCCCGTTGCCAGCCAACGCGCCAGCGTTGTTGTACTGAATCTGCGTGGTTGAACCCCCCGCAGGGCCAGCAGTTGCACCTGCCAACAACGTGACTACGCCTGAACTATTCTTGTAGTACAGCTTGCCGTCATTGGTATTCAATGCCAATTCACCGGCGACTAAATTTCCCGCAGTAGGAACCGCAGCACCTGTTGCCGAGTAATACAGAGATATTGGGGTGTAACCAGTTTGCGCCATGATAGTTCCTTAAAATGTTCCGCCGGCAACGCCGTAGATTGTGCCAGTACCGCCATTGGCTATGGGAAGAATGCCCGTGACGCCAGTGGTGAGCGGCAGCCCAGTCAGGTTCGTTGCAACACCGCTTGCTGGTGTGCCAAGAATTGCCCCATCCCCCAAGGTTGCTACACCTGTTACGTTGAGAGTAGTCCCAACCGTAGCCGCACTTGCCATTGCTACAAGGCCAGAAGCGTTGATCGCCGCCATCGTGCTAGTGCCGCCAGCGGTAAATGTGGCTGGGCCGGTGACGGAAAGACTGTTTGAAAATGTCCCCTGCCCAATTGCACAAGTGGCAGCGGATAGACCGCCGGCTATACTTACCGCAGATGCGTTCAATGTTGTGCCGTCAAATGTCAAATTCCCACTAACACCAAGCGCCCCCGGATTAATAGCGTATGGAATGCTCCCAGCACCAACCGATGTCATTCCTGTCCCGCCGTTGGCAATGCCTAGAGTTCCGCCAACCGTCACCGCGCCAGTCGTCGTGGTTGCTGGTGTCAACCCTGTTGTTCCAAAGGTGATTGAACTCACGCCAGAGCCAGCGCCTGAGAACTGCGCCCAAGTGATAGCCGTAGTGCCCAAAGTTCCGCCAGCATTGCTTGTGCAGACCCAACCTGTGTCGGCCAGAGTGGTTCCTGTTTCAATAAAGACGTAAGCGCCGGGAACTTGCGCCCATGTACTCATGTCAGACGCTCTTGCCCATGCTGTGGCCGACGCAACATAAATACCGTTTTCTGCTGGCGCTGTTTGGTTCTTTACCAAAACACGGTCGGTTGCAACGATTGAGATGCCATCAATTGTCTGCGCTCCAGACAATGTGATGTTTGCCGTTGTTCCCGCCACCACCGAGGCTTTGGTATCCAAGCCCTGCGCAACAGTATCGACATAGTTTTTGTTGGCAATGTCTGTGGCCGCTGACGGGGTTGTGGCAATGGTTCCTGCCGTCACCACAAGGCTTGTAATCGTGCCAAGGCTGGTCAGCGATGAGGCCGTAACCCCAGATGCCAGTGTTGCACCAGACAGGGTTCCTGCGGGCGCAATGACTGCTGCCGTAGTGATGCTGGTTGTCAAGCCCTTGGCGTTGATGGTGATGACAGGAATTGCTGTGCTAGACCCTGTAGAACCTGCCGAGGCGACTGTGGCAAGCGTGGTTGCATTTCCTACCGATGTCACATCGCCCGTCAAGTTGGCGTTTGTGGTGACGTTCCCGGCAGTCAGTCCTGCCGCAGTTCCCGTGATGTTTGTTCCGACCAAGGCGCTCGGTGTGCCTAAAGCTGGGGTTACCAGTGTCGGGCTGTTGGACAGCACAACATTCGTCGTTCCTGTGGATGTGGTGACGCCTGTGCCTCCGCTGGCCACCGCCAGTGTCCCTGCCACCGTTACAACGCCAGTGGTCGTTGTAGATGGAGTCAAGCCGGTTGAACCAAAAGAGATTGAACTGACGCCGGAGCCGCTGACAATTGATCCCCATGCGCCGTTTGCATAACCCTCAAACGTGGCGGTTGTGGTGTTGTACCGCAGATTGCCGTTGGTTGATGACCCGCGCTGACCTGTAGTGCCAACGGGCAAAACCATGCCGCCCGTGCCGGGAACTACAGGGTCGGATGCAATACCAATTACGGGTACGCTATTGCCATTTGCGACACTTATTTGGCTACTAGCGCCGGTAATTGTGATTTGACTAAAAGTAGACCCGTTTATGGTAACCAAACCTGTTCCCGACAGACTGGATAGATTTTGAAGGTTTGTGTTTAAACCTATCGAAGGATTTCCGGCTACGCCATCTGCGTTGGCAATTGTCATGCCGCTGCCAACACCCAAAGCCACGTTGGCAATTGTATTCGTACCCGTTTTAACCAGTAGGCCGGTAGAGGCCGCGTTCAGAGCCGCCGCCGCCCCGGTCATGTTGACCTGCAAGGTCGTCCCAGCACCACCGTCAGCTAAAGATAGCCCGGTGCCAGCCGTTAGGGCGCGTGCTTGAGTAAGGCCCCCCGTGGAGCCCGTTGTCAGAAACGGGTAGTTAAGCGCACCCGCGCCCGCAATGGCGCCCGTGGTGGTCTGTACCGTCACCCCGCTCTGGACGATGGGAACGCTTTCGGTGCCCGTCAGAGCCCCAGCAGAAGGCAACTGCGTGATAGTTACTTGTGCAGACATTAGGTACTCTCAGATGGATTGGGGGCAATTGTGTCATTATTGCCGTTTTGAGTTGGGGTCTGTGTATTCTGTTGAGTTGACACGTAATACTGGCCGCTCCCGGTGCTGATAAGGTAATTGTCGTTGGCGGCCACGCTAACGTCGGGCCTTGGAAACCTCAAGTTTATCCGTTCTGTTTGACGCGCAGCGAGTCGGTAGGGATCAAGCTGATCCGCGCACCCTTGATCGCACACCCGCAGGCCCGGAAAGTTGGGGTCCGAGCCCATCGACGAGAAGGCACGCTTACATTTGCATCTGTCACAGATTCCGATGGCAAGCGATGCGTTTCCTTCGGTGTCAAGAAAGCGCGGCATGTTCCAACTCCCCAACACCGATGTACTGTTTGTTGTTGACAATGCCTGAAATAACAGAAATAAAGAATCCTGTTTTTTGGCTTATCTCGTCGTATTTGTGCCCAGCTTTTCGTAGTCGCCGAACCATTCGGACTCGTTCTTCATCTTGTTGATATTTAGCGGCAACGCTTGCCGCATTTGCTTTTTTTCTGTTTTCGGAAATAGCTTTTGCATAGTCAGCATCAGTCTTAAAACGCCCCGAAAAAACTTGTCCTGCTGCTTTTTGATAACCTTCTTTTCGGCAAGCAGTTGCTTTAGAACGAACTCTATGCATATGGGCATCGAAGTTTTCATCTACTGCGCGGCGTTCTTTTATGTTGCGTTCCCGTTCAACGGAAAAGTCGGTGTACACAACAGGGTCAACGATGCCCTGAAGCCAGTTACACGCCCAACGATCGCGTACATCGCCAAGCATTTTATGCCGCACCAGATGCGCTATCGCATGATCGATTGGGTGCAGCAACACCAAATTTTCAGGTGCATCAGTACCGCCCGCATGCTTGGGCTTGATGTGGTGCTTGTGAAAACCTTTAGTTAAGCTCATGGCATCAGCGTGTGTAAACTGAAATATTCGGGGCCAGATAAATCGGCGACTTATCTCGTTCTTCACTCTCGGCATCGTTCAGGTACTGGGCGGCCATCTTCTCAAGGTACCCAACGCGATCCAAGGGCACACCCGGTAGCTCCAAGCTCATCCGGTGGGACAGGTTCATCAGGACCGCCTCGTACCAGCGCTGGGGTATCTCTAGCTGACCGTTCAGGGCGCCCACGTCCATGATCTGGCGTGAGTACCACACCGTCATCTGCACGAAGGGGTCGGACGGCACCGGCCACAGGTACAGCGTGGGCTGGGGGATGGTCCGGTCAAACCAGAACTGGAAGGGCTGGTTGGCCGTGAAATTCTTGTTGGGCAGGTTGGTGTAGTCGTCGCGGTTCAGCCGGGACATCTGCAGTTCGCGGGAGTTGTTGCCGAAATACAACTCGCGCAGGGCCAGCGTGGTGCCGTTGGTGGCACGCATGCGGTAGAACGCGACGTTCTGGCCGGGGTCCACGTCCGTCCACACCCACTGGTAGTCGGTTACCGCCACGCTGGTGCCCGTGGACAGTGTCCTCCATGTCGAGCCGTCCGTGGAATATTCCAGCACGTAACTCCATGTTCCGCTACCGCCGCCGGCAATGTAAGGTATGAACCCAATTGAGCCGATGTACTGGGTATTGGTTGTCCCAAAGCTCACGGCGATGTTGCCGTTGGTGGACGTCTGCTGGCAATACGTGGTCAGGTCGTTGTCACCGGCGTTTGAGGCCGTTCCGCCTGCGGATGAGGTGTAGGTACCCACCGGCCTGTTCATCTGCCTGTAGAGCACGTTCTGGGCGTCCACAGCGCCCACTGGGAGGCTGTAGATGTACTGGTTAGCGTTCAGGCCAATGACGGTCTTGTTGATGGCCCAGTAGTTGATCCCAAGGTTCGCCAGATTGGACAGGAAGAAGAACAGCGACTCCTTGGCCGATTGCACTTGCTCGACCGCCAACTCTTCGGCCAGCTTACCGCACCGACGCGCACCGTGATCGATCAGCGTCTGGACGGAGATTACGGTCTGACCGACGGTGCCGGAGTACGCCATGTTGTGTCCTTACCAGCCGGGGCAATCCCAGCGTTTTAATGATGCCTTTGCGCGGGGTGCGTCACCCTTGGAGTGTTCCACCACGCCGCTCATGCGAGCGCAAAACGAGTCCTTGCGGGCGCCGCCCTTGGGCTGTGGGGCCTTCAGGTTTGCCCCTGTCTCCCGATTGTACTTGGCGCGACCTTTTTCAGTAAGGCCGGCTCCCTTGGATACAGGCAACTTCTCCCCCCGGCCAACAGCCAAGGATGGTGATCTGTCCTTCTTTGCCATGGCCTTTACCAGTTGGAAGACTTTTTGGATGGGCTGCAGGTAGACATGCGCCGGGTGGTGATGTGGCCGCCACTGGCTTTTGGCAAAACGGGTGCGCGGTGTCTACCTAGGTCTTCTTTAATGAATTTTTTAATCATTTCAGGACGTTGGGCGCGTTGCTTTTCCATACTCGCTACCGTTTCAGGACGCTTTGCGTTTGGTGATTCGGGGAGGTTTCCTGCTGGAATATTTCCAAAATTAGTTTGGTTTTCTCGTGGAAACTTGTAGGCATCATTTACGCCTCGGCGCCGGCTTAATGGGTCAGGTTTGCTGACGCCAGAAAGATTAACTTTTCCACCATCGTTCATCTTTTTGGACGCATGCCCGCCCTTCTTGTAGCCGTACACCTTTTCACCGTCACCACCTTCAATGCTGTTATCCGCTGTCTGTTGGGCACCGTCCAACATGTTTTGCGGTGCTCGGCTGTTGTCACGCGAGGCTACCGTTGGCGTGTTGGGCGTGCTGGAAACCATGCCCCCAAGGCTTGCAACGCCACCATCGGCCATCCGCTTGGGCTTGGCGGCCACAAACTCTTTACCGACCTTCTGCGGGACGCCACCAAAGCCGCCCTTGGTATGGGCGGCGGCTTGCATGAGGCGCTTTTGGGAGGGTGATTTGGTGGGCATGATTAAGCGTAGGTTTTGATCATTTCGAGGACAACGGTGTACGTGTCACCCGCTGTCTGATCGGATGTGGAAAACGCGATATTTCCGTTTTTACCAGTGCCCGAATTGTTCGTAATACCGCCAATATCGGCAAAATTGTTCATGTAGTTGGTGTTTACGGTGGACAGAAAGAAAGGCACGTCTGTAGACGCGTCCCAGTACATGCGCACTTCCATGCCGTGGCAAACGGAGGTTATCTTGTTTACGATCACCCCGGTACAAGCCTTGCCGGAACCACTAGCCGCTAAACTGGATGCGGTTACTTTTGTAACCGCTGTTTCGCCTGTTCCGTCACTGATGTTCGTGAATTTCATAATGGCTAGGCGCTCGCCATCCATTAGAGTTTGACTCGTTACTGCGTCAGCCATGATCTTCTCCAATTGAAAGTAAGGGGCATCTTAAGCCCCTTACTTGTTACCGTTTAGCGCTGCCGCCTGATTTACGGACAAGAGGGGGGTTTACATTCCCCCGCCCCGCGTCCGCATCAGGCTTCATACCCAACAACCGCCTAGAGGCGGAGTAAAACTTGTTGGGCAAACCCAAGATACTTTCTCGGAGCTTGGTGTTGTCATCCGTCTGGTCCGTGTAAACCTTATCGTAACCGCCACCGGTCATGTCTGTTCCCATGTCCGTGTTCCCGGTTCCAGTTCCGCCTCCAAACTGAAACTTGCGGACTTTGCCGCCCTCTTTGAAAGTGCCAGATTGGGCGGTGTTGCTTACCGGCTTAGAGACAGGATGCTTTGGCATTGCTACGGCACGGCCAGTGTTAACACTGCCCCCCGTAGCGAAATGCTTTTTTGTAGCACCGCCTTTTTTCATGCCGTTCACGACGCCGCCTGTGGCGTACTCCTCATAGCCGGAATCTTTTTTTCCGCTAACCATCTTGGTTTTTTTGAAAGCGCCAGCGTCGCCCTTGATGGTCGTTTTGGTTTCTGCGGCATCGATAGCTGCACCAGAAACCTTGCCGCCGGTTTTCATGCCGTTGGTAACGCCGCCCGTAGCCAGCTTGAGCTTGGTGCCCTTGCCGCCCTTGTGCTCCTGCATGTCGTGTTGCTTGAAGGCTTTTTTGACCATGGCCTTGTCTTGGCCCATGTCAGCCTTGCCGCCCTTTTTCATGGCGGGCATGCCGGGAGCAGCAGGTGCCGCCATTGGGGCCGCAGGAGCGGGGCGCATAGCGGCCTTGCGTGCCATCATGGCCTTCAGCATGGCCGCCTTGCGGGGGTCCATGGCGGGAGCCGCCATCGGGGCCGCCATAGGGGCCGCCATCGCTGGCGAGCCCATCATGCCGCCCATGGCCTTCTTCTCGGCCTTGCCGCCCTTTTTGGAGTTCAACAGGGAGCCGGACATTGCCTTGCGGCGGTCCATCATCGAGGGCTTCTTGGGAGACTCGCCTTCGCAAGCCTCTTCGGAATACTTGGCCTTGAAGCCCGCGCCCTTCATGTTGGTGTGGCCGTTCTCGTCTTTGTCGGACGAGACGTGACCACCCTTTTTCAGCTTCAGGATCACCGAAGGCTCGGTGGTCTCCATCTTCACCATTGGTTTGAATTGACCCATGATTTACTCCTTAGGCTTGAGTAACGCCAAGAGCGCCAACGCGAGTAGCGTTAGGGCCGACGGCGATAGCGGGAAGCAGAATACCCATCACTGTGCGAACGATACCGTTCGACGCAGTTGCAGGAGCGTAGGTTCCACGCACGTCGCCCGTGGCCGTAGTGGCCGTGGCGGTGTCTGCGGCAACAAACGTACCAGCGTCTTGCGCCAAGGCACTGTTGGACTTTACGCTTGCCACGTAGGCCACGTTGAACACGCGAACAGGGATGCCAAGAACGTCGCTTGTACCAACCACAACAACCGTTGCGGAGCCAGCGATAGTCACACCAGAGATTTGGAAGAACGCCTTCAAACCCGTCACGGCAGTTGCGGCAATAGCCACAGTGATGACCTCACTCATCGCCTGCCCGTAGTAGTCGTAACCACTGACGGTAAATGCACGAGCAGTTGTGGAGCAGTTCACCTTGACAGCGCGGGGGCAGTCTAGCTGCAACACGGTCACGCCATCCGTGCGAACGACAGACTTAACTGAAGTTCCAGCGGTCAGGGTGACAGCACCGGCGCCAGCAGCAGTTTGAGATGCGGCGATGTTGTTGGTGACGGCAGCTTGGGGAACAATGTCCCAGACGTAAACGCGACCCAGAGGGCCAACACCTAAATCCATCGGCGACGGATTGTCAAAAGAGATGTTGCCATGAGCAGTCATCGTGGTGCTGGAGGCAGTCACAGACTGGTTGATGGTGTACGTACCGGTGCCGCCGGTCCCGGTACCCATGGCGGTGATGTAGGTGCCGTCGGTCACGCTTGTGCCGTCAACAAATACGCCAACAGTAATGGGAGAACCAGTCAGCATGGCCGTCACGGTCAACGTCGTTCCAGACATCGAGCCGGTAAAAGTCGTGCTGTACGGGCGAAGACCCGTACCCATGTAAGTTTGGGCTGGGCCTAAGAATAGGTCATCAGAAAATTGAGGCATCGTCTTTCTCCTTGAAAAGTTTGACGAATTTACAAAAATGGGCGGGGATTATGGCTCCCCGCCAGAGCCCGTGGGCATCAGATGCCCGGAGTGCCGTACAGCGCACGTGGGTCAGTGAAGCCCACGTCGTAGCGCTCGGTGGCCTTGTAGCGCATCGAGTCCGTCTCGAAGTCGCCTTCCATGGTCTTCTCCAGACGACGGCGCATCAAGAGCTTGAGGCCCTCGGGAGCGTCGGTCTGGACCCACCATGCGTTGGCACTGGTCAGACGACTTAGCACAGTAGCGCCGCCGTCCAGCAAGCCAATAGACTTGATGGGGTTGACGTCGTTATTGGCGTTGCCGGCCCGCAGAACCGACTTCAACAGCACTTCCGATTGGAAGACGTTACCCGGAGCCACGACCAGTTGCTTGGGCACCAAACGGATTTTCTTGCCGTTGTTGTCCACAGCTTGGCGTACTTGGATAAGCATCTGCTCAAGGGAGGTTTGCGAAAGCACAGCGGCGGTTGCCAACTGGTTGCTGAACGTGCCGTTCACGATGGGGTGAGCGGTGTTGATCAACGACACGCCGTCGCCGCCGGGGTACGAGCTATTGAAGGCCACGTTCAACACGTTGGCGGACAGCAGTTCCTTGGTTTCCACCAGAGACTGTGCCAAGTGACGTGCGTACACCTGACCCAGACGGATGTGGTCGCCATCTTCCACAAGGACCTTGGTCAGGGCAAAAGCCAGACCGTAGACCTTGTAGACGTAGCGCTTCAGGAACAGCACACCACCCTGTTGGTACGTCACCGGGGTGCCGTCAGGCAGTTGAGGTGCCGCGCCGAAACCGTACAGGACGGGCTCTTCGTGGTAGTTGCGTGGGATGCCGTCTTCTTCACGGAAAACCCGTGACCATTCGTCGGCGCGTTGGTCGTAAACTCCATCGAAGCATTCGTTCAAAATTGGTTCGACGATGCTTCGGAAGTCCGTACTTCTCATTGGTGCAGCCATTGTTTATTCTCCTTATGCAATAGCGTTTACGGTGCCAAAGAACTGCGAGCGTGAATTCACGACGCGAACGATGACATAGGAATCACCCCAAGCATTATCTTGGTAGGGAGCAATATCAACGACACGCATGTCGCCGGGGTTACCGTTACCGACGGCAGTCGAGACACCCAAGGTGGCCTGCGACAGTCCGGTGGTTGTGGAACCGTTAGCGATGTTCGAGAAGTTGTACTCATTACCGATAGAGGTTTGAGCAATGGTGGCGTCGGATTGGATTTCGTAGACGATGTTTTGATCGTTGTAGAAATACGCAACACACGAGCCGGTTTGGTACGCGGTGTTTGCGGGCCAGAAGTTGCTGATCTGGCGGCGACCGCCGACATCAGTCCATTCGACACCAGCAAAGGCACCAGACCAAATTGCACCGACGGTGGCAATGATGATGGTGCCAACACCAGCGTTGTACTTGACGGGCTGGCCCTTCAAGATATTCGACGCGTAGGCCGAAGCGATACCGCCAGCAAGCGCCTGTGCGCGATCCAGACCAGAAGGGTGGAACGCAGGACGCAAGCCAAACGGAGCAGAGGTTGAACTCATAGAGACTCCTTAGTTAGCCGGAAAACACCGGCATGCGATTGGGTTGCTTGTCAAAATTGCCCATTCCGTCGCCCTCAATGCCCACCAGCGACTTGCCGTTGCTGTCCCTTGCGCCTTGGAGTTGCTCCACTTGGACGCGGATTTTTTCCGCTTCCTCCCGGGGTTTCTCGTCGTGCATGTACGCCATGATCTCTTGGTAGACATCCATGGGTAGTTTGAACAGCAACATCTCGTTGCAGGAGATATATCCAACGTGCTCACCGGTCTTCACACGCAAGTCTTCATACCCGGGTAACTCTTCAGTTTTCACTGGAACGTACCCTTGGCGAATCTTTTTGTCGATGGAGTCGTAAGTGTTGGTTGTTGAGAGCCAGCAAAGATGCCACCCACTCAGGCTGGGTAGTTTAGGCAACGCTGCTTGCGTCCACTCCTCGGTCCACATCTTGCGACGTTCTTGCGTAGAAGCGAACTTATCCTCGGGTGCCGCACGGCTTGCGTCCTCGCTTGCGCGATCATTGCGTCCGCCGGCATTGAGAGATTTTTTAAGGCGTGATTCAGTCATTTAGTTACTCCGGTTACGTGATTCGGCTGCATATCGTTTGATCATCTTGGCTCGTTTTTCGGGGTTGTCCCACATCCCTGCGTCTTTCATCGCTCGCACTTGTTCAGCGGAGAGAGTAAAAGTCCGGTTTGTGCCCCCGTATGCGGCAGATGCCTCGCGTCCTGAGCTTCCCACGGTGTTCCTAGGTGTTCGTTGACTGGATTCACGCTTGTCCGCGCCATTATAGCGATGCGGCAAATACTTTTGCAACCTATTGTCCAATTCGTCCCAATAATCAGGATCGGACGGGTTCCAGCCCTCTTTTGTGAGCACCTCATCGACCTGTTTGGCGATTTTGCTGTCGGTATCCGATAAATCGGGCTTATACCAACCGTTTCGATCAATCCACGTCGACGCGTTGCGTTGGACACCGGGGTCAATTGCGGGCGCGGACGGCCTAGCGGGCTGTTCGGCTTGCTTTCGCAGCCTTGCAAGCTGGTCAAGCTGCTGCCGGGACTCGTAGAGCGCTTCTTGGGCCTTGACAGCCGACTCTCCGTCACCAGCGCTGGTGGCCTCAGCCAGTTTCATGCGGTGGTACTCAAGCCGGACCTGCTGGTCCTCGATCGTCTTGTCCAGACGGGCTAAATCTGCGCCTTGGGTGCGCTGTTCTACCCGGGAAAGACGGGTGCGGAGGTCCTCGTTCTCCCGCTGGATGGCCTGCAGCCGGACATCCTTCTCCTCGTTGGTCTTGCGGATCAGGTCTTTCTTGGACCGGCGGCGTGCGCGGCGTGCGGCACGCACTGCCTCGCTGTCATCGGGGTGATCGACGTCTCCGCTGTCATCCGAGGGTGTGTTTTCCCCCTCATTTTTGGGCAAAATACCCTCAGGAAGCTCCACCGTGGCGGTGCCGTCCTGTCCTTCTTCGACGTGCAAGTCGTCTTCTCTGTCGTTTGCCATGGTGTCTCCTTAAACGTAGGCTTTGAACGAGAGCGGATCGTCGGTGACCCGGGCAATCAGTTCATGGTCGTTGATCGTCATAAACAAAACGGGATTCAGGTCGCCGTTTTCTTCGGTGGAAACAAAGCGCTCCCAGCGATCGCCGCCCCAGCGCGGAACGCGGACGTAGTCGCCTACCTGCGCCCAGCTACCCTCCGGCCACGATGCCATGGTGTCACGATTTGTGAAAGCCAATGGCCCGATAGCCACGACCTTCCCGATCATGTTGTTCCATTTCTCGTTTTCTTTGGTTTCTTCCACCAGAATGATCTTCCCCGCGCTCTTCTTGATGCGGCGAAGCTGGACGATGACGCGTCCCCCAAACGGGGATTGACCGGCCTGTATCTCTGGAAATGCCCACGCCAACTCAGTTGGATCGGACGTCTGTTGCGTGCCCACAATAGTAGGCACCTTCTGCTCACTCATACTCACTCCTATCGACATAAACCATATTTCAGGTTCGAGATGCGCATATTTCAGCGCGGCTTGGGGCCTTGCGGCCTTATTCGTTTTCGGCGAGTTTTGCGTTGAGGGTATCAAGGACCCATTGCAGGCCCTGATACTCCCCAACGACGCGGGAATATATGTGGTGGTCGCCCACCGGGTTATTCACCAACGACATGCGGATTTCCGCTTGCCGCACTTGGATTTGGTGAATGAGTTCTGAGATCACTTTTTCTTTTTAGTCAAGTGGCTTAGGCCACCAGCAGGCTTGCCGGGAGTCTTGTTGCCGCCCTTTGGCTGCATAGCGGTGCCATCGAGCTTTTCGCCCATGGCAATACGCTTGTGCTGCGGCACGTTGATCGTTCTTTGTTCGTATTCACTGGTTGACATTTTGAACTCCTTGCTGTGGTTGGTTAATAGTTTCGTGCATCAACTTGGCGTTCTCGATTTGAATTCGCGCCTGATTGTTGATATTTGCAATTTGCAATTGTAGTTGTCCAGACTGCTGCGCATCCTGCGCCTTGGCCTGCATGTCGGCTTGGCCGCGCTGCTGGCTGTCCTGCAGCTTGGCCTGCGCGATCTGGCCGTCCTGCTTGTCCTTGGCGGCCTTGCGCTGCGTCTCGGCCATGGCCGTGTCCTTGACGACCTGCGCATCGGGCGGCAGCGGCGGTGGGGTCTTGTTCTGCTGCAGGGCCTGCTGGAGTTGCTGTAGCTGCGGCAGAATCTGCGAGAACACCTGCTGGCTGTCCATGGCTACGTGCTGCCCGACGGTGGCGTAGAGCTTGTCGATGACCGCCGTGAGCTTGGGGTTCTCGTAGTCGTCTATGGGCTGGCCCCCGCGCAGGTTGGTGACATAGCCGTTCATGCGGTTCAGGTACCACAGCGTCATGTGCTGCTTGATGTGCTCCACCGCGTTGGGCAGGAACGCCGGGGCGATGAACGGGTTGGCACCAAAGGATGGGTCCATGCCGAACATCAGGTGGCCTTGGATGTGCGCAATGTGGTCCTGCTGGATGTAGGCGTAGGCCGGGTGGCCCATGGACATGGCCGCGTTCTCGTCGGCCAACGTGCGCTGCTCGGGCTCGGGGACGTTCTTGAGCAACTCGCTGACGTTGGGAATCTTGAGTTGCTTGAGGAACCGCTCCTCGACCGCCTTGGCGTCGTACAGGTCGGCCTTGGCGTCCGCCCGGGACAGCACGGCCTGCATCTGCGCCATGCGCTGGGTTTCGCTAAAGATGTGCGGGTCGCTGACGGGGATGACGTCGGTGTTCTTCTCGAAGTCTTCCCGCTCGATCGCCAAGTCGGCGACCATGTCGCCCTTGCGCATCTCCTTGAAGTGCCACCGGTTGAGCCGGCACAGCACCTTGATCAGCCGCGCCTGCGACTGGTGCAGCCGTGCGTGGATCGCCGAGTACACGGCGGCCCCCTGCTCGATCAGGGCTTGTGTGGTGCCCACGGGGCTGTTGGAGGTCACGTCAGCGATCTTCTCCTCGCTGGTGGTCACCACCCCCTTGGCGGCGCTGTCCAGCCAGCCCAGAAGCTCAAACAGCACCGGGCTCGGTTGGTTGAACGGCATGGGCATGGCGATCTTGCGGATGTCGTCCACGCCGGGTGCGCCCTCGATCTCGGCCACCTGCGTGACCTCGATCTGCTGGGACTGGCCGCTGATCTTGGCTCCCTTGAGCTTGAGCATGGTCGCGGCGTTGTTGATGTGCGCGGAATCCAGCAGCGCACGCAGGGCGCCCGTCAGGGCCGCGCTCAGGCCGCCGATGAGGTGTGGCAGGCCGATAGCAAACACGCCCCGCCACGGGATGAACTTGAATTCGATGATCCAATCGAGCTTGGTCATCGTCTCGTCGCCCTCCTCCCAGTTGCGGTACAGCCCGATGACCTCGTTGGACTGCTCGTCCACCATCATGATGTACGGGGCCATCTCGCCCTTGGAGTGCGTGTCCTTCTCTAGCTCCAGCCACGTGTAGATGTGGAACACCTTGCGCAGCCCGTCCTCGTTGTCTTGGAACTTGCGCCCCTCGATCTTGTCGTTGGCCTTCTGGGCGCGGGTCTGCTCGGGCTCTTGGCCGGAGGTGACGTGGGTGCCGTCCTTGTACATCCCGCTGGCGATGCGCCGGTCGTACTCCCACTCGGTGATCTCGTGGACCTCGGCGGCACGCTGGGCGGTGTAAAAGTTGCTGGCCGCAAACGGCAGGATCATTCGGTCGATGGGCAGGAACTCCAAGCATGGGCGTTTCTTCTGCTCGTCGTACCAGAGCTTCAGGTACTGGGAGCCGCCGAGCGGCAGTTGGGTGAGCATCTGCTCCTGCTCGTCGCGGAACTCCTCAATCTGCTCGGTGATCTGCCAGTTCAGGAAATCGCGCTTGCGCTCGGCACGCTCCTGCTTGAGGTCGTCCACCTTGCCAAGTATCTTGGTGCGCACCGGGCCGTCCGGGGGGAATAGCTCCTTGATCGCCCGGGACGCAAAGTCCACGCAGCCCTCGGCCATGACCGGGTGTACCGCACGACTGGCACCAAGGAAGTTGGCCCCACCGGGGGCATCCTTGCCCAGACCCGTGCGCCGGATGCCCTCCTCGTACTGCTTGTCGCGCTCCTCGCGGGCGTTCTTGTCCTTCTCCAAAAGGCCGGTGTAGCGCAGGCCCATGGTGTTCAGGTCGAAGGTGTCAAGCTCCTCGGCCATGTTGGAGTAGAAATCCGGGGACTCCTCCGGGCCGCTGGTTTCCATGTTCACCACGGCAGAGCCGTCGGGCATCTCCATGACGTCGGAGATATCCTCGGAGAGGTCCACGTCAGCCGAGCCGTCTTCGTTCAACTCGGGATCGTTGTCGTCTTGGTCGTCGTAGGTGTCTGCCATTATTTTGCTTTCCTGTTAAGCAGTTCGTACTGCATCACATCCATGTTGGGTGATAGTGTAACTTTGCCTTTGATTGTTCCACGTGAAACATTGCCGCCCTTGGCATACGTTTCACGCTTGCCGTAGGTAGGCTTGTGCGCCAACACCAGCGGGCCAATCTGCACCACGTGCGCCGAACTGGTAACGGGCTTCAAAGTCTTGCGATCATAAAAGAACCCGTGCCGGCGGGGGTCCATGCCCACCTGCACGTAGTCAGGGTGGTCCAGATGCGCCTTCATGTGCTCCACGGCCTCGTCCTCGGTCATGTGGTGCAACTCCCCTTTGATGCGGGCAAAGGGTGACTTGTTCTGTTCCCCGGTAGCCACGCGCACCGCTTTTTCCGGGCTGGCGTCAAACGTGGCGTTCTTGACAGACGACACCGAATGGTACGCAGTCGGGTACTTATCCTTGCCTGAGCCTTCTTCGTCGTGAACCGAATTAACCCAGACGCCGTGGTGCTCATATGCTGGTATGTCCAATCGCAGGCCGACCTTGCGCCCTGCAGGCCACTGCTCGTGCCCACGCCATTGGGGCTTCTTGTTTTCCATCAGCGCCCGATCGGCGTCTTCATCCGATGCGGGCTTGGGCACAAAGGTGTATGGCTTGACCGGCTTGTGCTGCCGCACCACTTTGTCGTAGTCTTTGCGTGTGATGTTGCCCGCTTGCAACGCCTTGGCGGCTTCCTCCATCTCGGGCACCTTGCGCTGAATGGCGTCGTCTTTTACCGTAGGCCGGACCTCAACCTTGCCGCCGTCCTTGTACAACGGGATGCCGTTCTTCAGCACATCCTCGCGCATCTGGGGTGTGATGTTGAAGGTGTGGACGGGTGCCATTTCTGGCGGTTGTTTCGCGGAATACTCCGCCATCATGCGTTCTTTTTCTTTGTAAGGAATCTGACCCCATTGCGTTTCAGGGATACCGCTTGCCCGTAGCATCGCGGTCTGGCTGTGGCCCAACGGGTTGTCAACGTTGATCTGGCCCGGTTGCACTTGCACGCCGTGCTTTTTGCCGAACTTGTTCAGGAACGCCGGCACCATCTTGTCATAGAAACCCTTCATGCCCTCGCCGCCAACCTCAAGGTTTTGACCACTTAATTCCCGATAACCGGTTTCATCGGGCTTTTGCGCTAACAACTTTTGAGCCCCTTCTTTGCCAATGTACTCAGGTAACTCGGCGTGTGGTATGTTGCGTTTTTCTACTATTTGACGACCCGTTGGATCAAAGGCAAACAAAATGCCACTGTCAGGGTCATCAAGGTGCGTCATGTGCGTAATGCGGCCAACGTGCTTACTCAGCCCATACCGCTTGGCCTGCTCCGCGCCGGGGGTGATGGCAATCTGGTCGTAGCCGTTCATAGCGGCGTGGTGGATCATCTTCTTGAGAGCCAGTTCGTGCCAGTCTTTCTTGAACGGGGCATCCGGCACGCCCTTTGACGCCAGTTGCTGGGTCTTGCGTAGCTCCTCATCCGCCCGCATGACCTGCGGCATCAGGTCCATGATGCTGCGGTTGTAGCCCTGCAGCGTCCGGTCGTGCATGGCCTGCTCCTCCGGGTTGACCGCAGCAGCTTTGCGCTGCTCCACAGCCTTTGAGTTTGCCTTGGCTTGTTGTAGCTGGTGCTTGAGAGTGCTGTGCTTGTTCTTTGCGGCATCGAGCGTCTTGTCCATGTCCACGCCCTTGGGGTGGTAGCCCTTCTCCCGGCCCTGCTGGTGCCAGTCCGACTGGATTTCCTCAAGGTGCAAGACTTTTTTGCTTGGACCTTGGTTTGGCACCACGTCTAGCATGGGGCGCAAATGTTCTGGGTAGCCTTGTATTGCAGCTTGTGCTTCTTCTACTGTTGGGTAGTGCTGACCCTTGAATCCTGATTTACTGTTGCGCAGGGTGTAGCCCATCTCACCCGGAATAATCCGGTCCTTGGCGCGGATACTAGCCAGCACGTTGGGCGCCCCACCAAAGTGCGGTTCGACGCCGGGGAAGGTGCCCTTGGGGTGCTGGAGCAGTATCTCCCGGTAGTTGGTGCCGCCCGGTAGGGTGTAGTCCTCGTGGTGCGGCTCTACGTCTGGTACTACGTTTAAGCCACGGTTTTTTAGGATGCTTTCGGCAAACGTACTTTCCTCCGGCATGACCGCCGGCTTGGCCTTGAGCTTCTCCATGAACGCCGCCCGCTCCATCTTGGGCAGCGCTATGAGCGCCCGCAGGTTGCGGTCCTCAGCCTCCTGTGGCTTGTACCCGGGCTTCTTGGATAGCTCGGCCATGTACTCCGCCCCGGTGCCACGCGGACGCGTGGACTGCTCCATGAGCCGGTCGATGGGGGAGTAGAAGCCCTTCATAGCCTGCGTTCCGTCAGCTTGATGTGGCTCCCAACGGTGCCACCACGAGCCAACTTGCCAACGATTGCGGACTCGGGGATCACGCTTTCGTGCCAATCGTCCGGGCCGTTTTCCATGCGCACTTTGTACCCGGGCTCATACGGCGTGCGTTTGGTCTTGCCTGTTGCCGGGTCCTTGATGTGCTTACCTGTAAAAGGATCACCCTCCCGCATGGGGTTGTTGCCGTACAAAGACCGGCTCAAAATCGTGTAGGGGGGCTTGTTTTTCTTTGCCGACCACTCGGTAAACACGCGGTGCCCCTTGTCGTACTTGTACGGCAGGGATTCCACCATGTCCCGCATGTCGGCGGCGCCTTTGCGCACGCGGTCGATGAACGACTGGTGAAAGTCGTTCACGGTAGTCAGGTTCTTGTTTGCCACCACCGGGGCCTTCATGCCCGCCGATTTTGCAGCGTTGGCGATGGCCCTGCGCATGTCCTCCACGCTGCCGCCGTCCGCCATCTTGGGCATGGGCGCCCCGGGCCGCACGGGCGCCGGGTTGGGCCGCACGGGCGCCGGGTTGGGCCGCATGGCCTGCAGGGCCTGCCCTTGGGGGGTCATGCTCAGGATGTTGCTTTGCGGCCCCTGTGGGCCCCGTAGCAGCGGCGATGGGGCGTTGAGCGGGCCACCGGGTGGCGGTGCCCCGGGCGGGCCGGGGGGTGGGCCGCCTGCTGGCGCTGGTGGCTGGCCGGGAGCCCCGGGTGGGCCGCCCGCTTGTGGCGGTTGGCCGGGTGGTTGCCCGGGAACTCCCGGCAGCATCTGTTGGCCGGGGTTTTCTGGCTGGAAGTCAACGCCGCCCACGGGGAAGCCCGGTCCACCAGACGGCGGTGCGTAGGCCTTGACCTTCATGTTGGGCGCCTCGTTGGCACCGATGTCCTTGAGGCTGACGTTGCCTTTACGCAACATAACGTGGGCCAGCATCTCGTCTTGGCTGGGCTCTTCCTTGACCGCGCCGCCCGCAGCGTAGCCGACCGATCCGCCTTCGGCCTTGCCCGCATAGGTCTTGCCCATTAGGACCATGTCACGCGCAACCTCCGGCGACACATTAAGCCGACGCGCAGTCATCATGATGTTCTTAGCCAGCAACTCCAGCTTGCCCGCACCAATAGGTGTATCCACGCCGGTTTGCGGGGCAAAGGTCCCCCAAGCTAACCCTTGCGCGGATACTGGCTCTAGGCCAACCTTGTTTGCGATCTGGCTGCGCCACCACGGCGACAGCATAGCCATCTCAGGGTTGGTGACGCTGGCGCCCGGTATGGCCTGCTTGCCCTTGACGGTCTTCCAGTTGCGGGTATCCGCCAGCCCAACGGCGCGGCTCCAGTGCGCGTCGCCCACGGGCGTGGCCGTCTGAAACCCTGTCTCCGGCACGCCACTGGCTTGGATGTATAGCGGGACCTTGGGCGTCTTCATGGTCATCTCGCCCGACTCAAGGTACTTGGACATGGGCCCTGCTTGAGCGGTCTTGTGGTAGGCATGCCCCGGCACGTTGCGGATGTCCGCCGGGAATCGCCGGGTGCGCTTGCCTTCAGGCATGCCCGCATATTTTAGGAAGTCCTTGAACCGGCCCTGCGTGTTCAGCGAGTAAGCGGCGGTGCCCCGGGGTATCTCCGTCATGACCTCGCTGGCCGGTGATGCCATGCCGATCAGGTGGTTCATCTTGTCGTACTCACGCACCGCGTTATCAAACCCGATCAGGTGCACCATGCGCTGAAACGCCGGATCGGTGATGTACCACGGCTCCATGCCGTGGCGCAGTGACTCGTGCTTCTGGGCCTCGCCCAAAGTGTCAACTAGCCGTTGCTCATTCTCCTTGGTCATGACCCGGGCGGCAGAGGCGGCGCCTCTGGGTTTGGCGGCGGCACCCGGTAGCGTACCGGGCAGGTTGCCCTTGCGGCCTTGGTTCATCTCGTACAAGTCGCCCCGGGTCACTCCGAATAGCTGCTTGAGAGCCGGGTCTTCCGGCGCCACGCGGGACGCGGCCTTGGCGGCAATCTCTTTGGGGTTGCCGTAGATGCCGGGGAAGGCCATGCGCTGGGGGTCTTTGACCGTCTGCAGCTTTGGGTTTAGGTTGGCCTTGGCAGCGGCAACGCGCCGGCTGTCTTGTACGTCGTCGTCGTCAAAGTCTGAGTCTGCCATGATGCCGTCCTATGTTGCCTTGCGCACGGGGAGTGCGCCAAATACTGCCGCCATCGGCATCTGGGTGTTGCGCTGGAGTATGCCACCGTAGCCGTGCTCGTGGGCCAACCGCTCAAGGTCGGTGAACGCGCCCTGCCTGTTCTCCACGCCTTGGTTGGCCTTGGCCGTAAACGGCGTGACGTTGTACTCCTTAGCCAGCGCGTGCAGGTTTTCTGGGTCGCTGGCGACGTCGTACAGGTCGCTGGCGCGGGCGTGGTACTTGTGCGTGCCCAGCCCCGGCTCGCCGCGCTCGGGGTCGCCCGCGTAGAAGTACGTCCGGTCGCGCACGGCTGCCGGGTCCTGCAGCCGCTCGGCCTCCGCCCCCTTGATGCCGGTGCCGTACCGGCTCGGGTCGGTGGCGGTCAGGTTGGGCTCGTTGCTGAAGTGCGTAAGCTCCGCGCTGGCCGGGTTACCGGGCTTGATCAGGTTGCGCAGGTACGGCGGTACGCCGCCGGTGTAGTCGCCTCGGTTCATCTCAGGCGGCAGCAGGATGGAGGCCTGCGGGCCATAGGTGAAGCCCTCGCCAAGCAACTGCTGCTTGAGGTTGATGAAGCGCTCGGCCTGCGCGGTATCGCCTTTGCGGGCGGCGTGGTACGCGGCCTCGTCGAGCTTGCGGACTTGGCCCTTGATCTTGGCATTGAGCGGGGTGTAGTTCACCACGCTGTTCTGGCCGCGTGTCTCGGTGGTCATGGCGGCCTGCGCCAGCGGGCTGTACATGCCGGAGTGCGCCGCCCATGCCTTCTCTTCGCCCTTGGGCCCAAACTCGTTGCCGTGCAGCGCATGGCCGTAGAAGTCGTGGACCGCCCGGAACATCTCGGTGTCGTTGAGCCCGGTGCGCTCGTCCACGTTGTTCATGGACAGGTGCGGCTCGCCGCCTTGGAACACGTACAGGTGGCCGTTGTTGTGGATGTCGCGCAGCATCTCCCTGCTGTTGCGGTAGTTGCCCTCACCGTTGCGGTGGAAGCTCATGTTCACCGGCAACGTGTCGAACTGCTGCTTGGTTTCGTGGTTCAGGTGCTGGTAGGCCTTGGCTACCAACTCGTCGTAGTCCCGGGCGTCGCCCACGTGCTCGGGCATCTGGCGCTTGTAGGCGTCATACACGGCCTGCTTGTACTCCGGGTGACCCTCGGTAGCCAACATGAACACGCGCCCGATGGGGGCCTGCTTCTTGAGCGAGCTTTCGGTGTTGGGGATCGGCGTGTAGGGCCTGCCAAACATCTGGCGGCTGTAGTCGTGCGCCGCCCTGTGCGCGGGCGTTTGCCCGCCGCGTATCAGGTCATGGACCTGCGCATCCTCAGATGGTTGCGGAACTGCGCCTCGTGGTGATCCGGGTGCAGCTTGGGCACCGGGCCCGCCTTCTTCTCGTAGGCCTGTAGCTCTTGCTCCACTTTGCGCAGCAGCGCGTGGACGGACCCGATAGAACGGCCCTTCTTGTGTTGTGTCATATTGCGCCTCGGTAGGTGTGGGCATGGCGTGTCCCGGTGGTTTCCTGCATTTTATACCGCGTAGGGGTTCTCGGCCTTGCGCGGGTTGGCGTCGGCGTAGTCGTCCTCGTCCACCCACTCTCTGGGGAAGTCGATGGTCAGCCAGCCCGCGTCGCGCAAGTATCGCAGGGCTTGGCTCATGGCGTCAACAAAGTCGTCGTGCTCGGAGCCGTCGGGGAAGCTGCATATCTGGCTGACCATGCCCTCCGCCCAGTCCCGCACGTAGCCCTTGCGGTTGCTGGACTCGGGTATCCAGACCCGGCCCGCCTTGATGATGTTCGCCACGATCGACAGCCGCTGGACCTTGTCGGCCTTGCCCGGGTTGTACGGGATCACGGGCACGCCGGCCCTGCGCAGGTCTTGGATCAGGCTGATGCCCGCGCTCTTGTCCTCCACCAGCAGCAGGTCGACGCGCTTCTTGTTCTTGCCCTCGCCGTAGACGACCTCGTACTCGTCGAGGACCTTGGGCCGCAGGTCCGGGTACTGCAGGTGCTCTTGCCAGCAGTCGATCACCAGTGCACACATGCCGCCGTCCTCGGGCTTGTACACGCCCAGCGTGATGTGCGCCGTCGGGTCGTTGATCGTCTTCTCGCTGGTCGCGCAGTCCAGCGACTGCAGCACGAACTCGAACTTCGGGAGCGGCTTGCCCGCCGGCCAGAGCTTGAACCACTCGCGCCGGACGATGCCGCCCTCCTCCGGGTCAATGATCTCCGCGTGAATCTCCTGCCGGCCCAGCTTGGTGCCCTCGTACTGCAGTATCTGCTTCTGAAAGCTGGGCGCCAAGTTCTTGATGTTGCTGTAGGTGCTGGCCCTGCTGACCACCACGTCGTCGCCCTCACGCGAGATCAGGTCCATGACCACCGGCTTGGGCTTGGGCGTGGTGGAGGCGATCAGCTTGGTGCGCTGGCCCAGCCGGATGCCGAACTGGATCATGTCCCACGACTCCTGCAGGTACTCCCACGCCGCCAACTCGTCGCACCACCCGCCGTGGAACTGTGGGCCCCGGAATCGCTCGGGCTCGCTTGCTGGGATGCCCTTGATTAATGACCCGTTGGTCAGTGTGAGTTCGTGCAGGCTCTTGTTGTAGTCGGCCACCAGTGCCGCCGGGATCACCGACAGCAGCCCGGAGTCGCCCTCGAAGCACGTGCCCCGCAAGTCGGCGCTGGTGGGGGCTGAGACGAGCCAGCGGGTGTTGGGCTGCTCCCACGCCCACCAGCCGAGGTTCTCGGCGGCTGCCCGGGTCTTGCCGGCGCCACGGCCTGCGCACATGAGCCAGATGGACCACTTGTCAGTTAGTGGCTCCAGTTGGTGCTTGTGGGCCGCCATGAGCCACCGGGCACGCCACTCGAAGGCCGCACGCTGCTCCGGCTTGAGTCGTGCGTACTGCTCACGGACCTTGGGGTCCTTCAGCAGCACGGCGGCTGCGTTACTCACCGGCTGCGCGGGTCAGGGCCATGTTCTTGAGCACCTCGTCGAACACGCCGAACGACACCTCGACGGCCAGCGGTGCGTCCTCGTCGCCGGCCACCACCGTGCGGTCGCCGTACTTCTTGGGGTGCCACGCTTTTAGCAGGCGCATGCGTGTGTCGATCTGCAGCTTGCGGTGGCCGAGCATGTCCTCTTCGGTCACCGTCGTTGCGTCGTCTTCACCCCCGCTATTTGTCACAACCTTGCGGCCAACGTGCGTGTTGTCAGCGATGTGTAAGGCTTCTTCTGCAAGTATTTCGAAGCCAACTTCCCGGGCGCGCGCGTAGTCTACCGCGAAGGCCGGGTCTTCGTCGAGCCAACGAAATATGGACTGGTAGCTTGGCATTTGCTCCTGCCGGCAGAAGTCGCGTAGCGTCTTGCCCTCGGAAAGCCAGCCGATAATCTGGCCTTTGATCTTTTCCTTGTTTGGGTACAGCGTGTCGCCCGGTGGGCGCCCTATCTTCTTGCCTGTTTTGCTCGTTGCCATTGAATAACCCTCCAAGCGCATCTCTCAGCGCGTTGGAGGGTAGTTTACCGGGTTTGGCCTACTTGCTCAACTTCAGTTGCCGCTCGCGCAGGGCGTCGATCTCCGCCCACAGCTTGACCGCGTAGTCCGAGTCGATCTCCTCGCCCCAGATTTTCAGGGTGTCGTGGCAGTCCATCAGCGCCCGTTGGCAGGTCCCGGCGTCGTAGTCGCGGACCTTGTGGGTAAAGGTCTGGTGGCAGGTTGCGTAGCTCATGCTGCCACCTCTTCGGCCAGCACGGCCTGTAGGCCCGCCAACAGCTTCTGGGCTTCCTCCCGGGTAAGGACCGCAGCAGCAGTCCCGTGCCGCATGGACAGGTGCAGCCATGCGCCGCCCTCGTCCCATGAGTCGATGCTGACCCTTACACCGTCCTGCGTCTTAATGATGACTTCGATTTCGTTTGCCATGCTGTTCTCCTGTGTGGGTGTGTAGGAAGGGGGCCGGAGCCCCCGGGGGTTTAGGAAACGATGCGCTTGATGTAGCTGGCATCGCAGACGCCGCCGCTCACAATCGCGCCGCTTTTCAGCGGGTAGACCAAGCTGACGTTGAAGCCATCGATCTGAGCGATGGTGTAGACATGGGCGTCAGGCTCGTCAAGGACGACTACGCGCATGCCGACAGATAGGTTTTTGGGGTTCATGTTATTTCCTGTGTGTGTTTGTTGGCCGGAATTAACCAACAACTCAACTGTAACACGAAGTTAGAGTTTGTACAGATTTATTTTGTAGGTGTTTACCCTTACTGAACGGTGGGCCGCTTCCAGCGGTTGCGGATCGCGTCGCCCAGCTTCTCGATCTCCACGCAGTTGTCGGCCATGCACGCGCAGGCCTCGTTCTCGATGGCGATCGCGTGCTTGGTCGTCTGGATCGCCACCGTCATCATCTCCGCCTTGGCGATAGCCAGTGCCTCGTCGAACTCCTGTTGGGTGAAAAACTTCACGTGGTTTGCGGTGCCCAGCAGTTGTCGGGCCAGTGGGGATAGCTCTGGTTTGCTCATGCCTTACTCCTGTGAATTGCCCATGACACGGGCTTCCATGACCTTGTTGGCCTTGCGCAGCTTAGTGTTCTCGTCCTTCAACTCGGCCACCTTACCGGTGAGGTAGGTCAGACGGGCCTCGGCCTGCCTGATCCAGTCCGCCACCTCCGCAGGCATCCTGTACTCCGCCACGGGCTCCGTGGAGGCCGTAGAGGCCGTTTTAAGCCGTTTTGCGGCTGGCTTAGTACTCACCCCTCCACCTCGATGCTATCGAAGCCCTGAGGCACCGTCTGGTGCGTGCTCAGGGGTTGGAAGAAGTCGTTGATGGATTTGGTGTAGGCCACCGGGTCGTAGGGCCGGCCCAGACTGTCGTTTGCCGCAAATGCGCGGACATTGATCTGGTAGTAGGCATGCACGTACTCGCTGGTGCTCATGCTCTCCCCGGTCTTAGGGAAGTAGCGCTTGTCCGGCGTGGCCTTGACACGCTTGTGCTTGCCGGTGATCTTGAGCACCTGCGACATAAAGTCGGTGCGATTGTCGCGGATGGTGTAGCGGGCTTTGCCCAGTGTAACGGTCTGCATGGTGTTCTCCGGTTGTGGGGGCCGAAGCCCCCGGGTTGATTACGCGAACGAGTGCTCGTAGCGGGCCGCGAACTCGTCCGTGGCCTTGTCCAGCTTCAGGGCCGCCATGGTGTCCGCCAGCGTCCACAGTGCCTTGTTCAGCTTCACATTCTCCGTGACGCCGCCCACCGCCCGGGTCGTGGTGCGCCGGCCAGTGCTGGAGCGGCCCGACACGCCGCCCTTGAGCATATTCTCCTGCACCCGGTTGTAGACCGTCCACAGGTCGTTCTGCTGGTCCTCCCAGCGATGCGCACGCAGCACGCTGCTGGGCACCACGGGGGCGTCGTCACCCCAGCGGACCTGCAGCGCGGAGGTGGCGAACGCCATCTGCTCGTCACGGGACAGCGTGATCGCCTTGTACTCGCCGATGCGGCTGCCGATCTGCTTGGCATCCTCCAGAACCCGGGTGGCGCCCTCGATGACGTCGTCCACCACGTGCCCCGAGTGACGCACCCGGATGTTGTTGAACATGTCCCCGGCGATCAGGCCGTTGCTGCACACGAACCGGAACACCCCGGACATGATCTGGTAGCTGCTGCTACCGTCGTGGCTGTTCAGCAGGATGATCTCGGGCACCTCGGTGTCGGTGACGATCTGGCTCTGGTGACGCATGCGCACCATGTGCTTGGTGTGCTCACGCTTGCCGGCGTCGCGCACCTTGGTCTGACGAATCTCGTAGGGCTCGAAGCCCTCAGTGCGCAAAGCGTCGATCACGTTGATCGTGGGAATGAAGCTGTAGCGGTCGCCACGGCTCTCATGGGCCTCGGCTGCCATCACGCTGGGGGCGTGGAAGGCAATCTGGCCGTTGGACAGGGGATGGTTCGAGCGGAACTCGGACTGCTTGGAAGAAGATGCGTAACGAAACATGATGAGGTCTTTCTAAAGAGCCCCCGAAGGGGCGGGGGGTTTAGCGGGAGGTAACGCGGACAGAGACGCTGACGGTGTTCTTGGTGTAGCCGTCGTACACCTCTTCACCGTTCTGCGCAATGAAGAACTCTTTGTCAAAAATCTTTTTGTCGCAATCGACGAGGGTGGCCTTGAAGAACGAACCCTCGAGGTTTGCACCAGCCAGCTTGACCGCGTCTTTGATCGCGTCAGCTTCTGACGTCAGGTCCGCGATCTGGGCGAGCAGCATGCCCAGACGATCTACCGAGCCTTCGTTCAACTGCACCACCAACTTTGCTTTTGCCATTTTGAAACTCCTGTGTGTTTGTGTTTAGGACCTACCGCAACATTTGCTGCGATGACTGAAGTGTACAACAGTTTTCTTGTTTTTACTGCTTTCTGCAAAATATTTCTAATTTATTTTTATCTGTTGTTTTTTGCAGACAATCCCTTCAACTTCTTCAAAAAGCCGTGCTTCAAGCTTCAACCCCTAAAGGGGTGTTGAAGCAGTTGAAGCAGAATGCCGAGCTTCTGAAGCGCTTCTGAAGCACACTTGAAGCAGTTGAAGCACGCTGTTTCTTGCCTGTTCGCATTCTCTTACGCCTTCGTCCGCACAGGCAACGTGATGCCGCCGGACGCAGTTTCTTGCAAGAAGCCCCCAGAAACCAGTTCTGTGAGGTCCCTCCCGACGTTCCTTTTGCGCTGGTCGCGCTTGGTTTCGTCGACCCGGGAGTACAGCGGCCACACCACGGCGACCAGTTCGTTGCGTGTCAGGATGCCCCCATCAACGGCCAGCAACTCGCCTGCCTTCTCTAGAATCAGCTTCTTGTTGGCGCCCTTGGGGCCCGCCACAGAGGCCACGCTGGCTCTGGTGCTGTCGGTGCTGGTGATGATGCAGGTCGTCTCGTTGTCGCCGTCGTCGTCCAGCCCCACCACGATGCCCTGCAGCCGGAAGCCGTACTCGTCCCCGTCGGCCCCGCCCTTCATCTTGGTCACGCTAGCGACCCGGTCCTCGTCCACCCGGATGATCTCAAGCTCGAAGTCGGCGGCAGCACGCAGCCCGGACCAGCCCCGGGCGCCCCGGGACTCGTCCTTGCCGCTATGGTGGATCAGGATGACCATGGCGCCCGTCAGCCGGGTGATCTCCCTGCAGTACGCCAGCACCTTACCCATGTCCTCCCCGCTGTTCTCGTTTCCCCCGGCCATGACCTGCGCCAGCGTGTCCACCACGACCACTTCGAACTTGCCCTTGGCCCGCATCTGCTTGATCACCGCCTTGATGTCCACGTCTTCAAGGAAGTTGGGCGCCTGATCGATGAACTCCATGGGCAGTTCGGTGGACTGGATGCCGTTGTGCATGCAGTAGGCCTGCACGCGCTTGCGCATGTCCTCCTGCCCCTCCGCCGCGATCCAGCACACCCGGGCACCCTTCACCTTCAGGTCCCGCCACGCGACCGCCCGGGCCACTGCGGCCATCAGGTCGAGCACGAAGAACGACTTGCCGGAGCCCGAGGCGCCGTAGATCACGCCAAGGGAGGCGTTGGGGATCAGCCCCTTGACGATCCAGCTTGGCTTCTGCCTGACAATGAACTCGGTGGTGTCCTTGAGCCGAAATCGCTCCTCACGGGCTGCCGTGACCTCCCGCACGCTCTTGTCTGCCTGCAGCAGATCGGGGCTCTGGGAGATGTCGTCGAACCCGGCCAGCATGCCGGCCCGGGTGGTGGCCTTCGGTCGGGCCTTCTGGCAGTGCTCGACCCACAGGTACTGCAGCGCCCGGTCGGGGTCTTGGTTGCGGTGGGCGAGCGCCACGTCGAAGGCATGGTCGTTGACGGCCAGCACCGACAGCACGGTGGCGTCGTCCAGCCCCGCGCTGTACAACTGGACCCCGCACATGTGCAGGGTGCCCGAGCGGTCGCTGGCGGCCTCAGGGCCGTGCAGCAGGAACTCGCGGGCCATCGGGGAGATGTCGAGGGCATCGATGTCGGGCAGCAGCACCTCGGGGATGAGTTCGGGCATCTCCAGCGCGATGACGTTGGCCGCCGGGATGCTGGACTTGCGCAGGCTCGTGAACAGGGCCTGCAGCACCGCCGGCTGGGCCTGCACCATGGGCCGCACGCGCTTGGTGTCGCCCGTGATGGTCAGGAAGCGGGGGGAGTGGCCGGAGTAGACCTCGATGCCCACCTCGTGGTTGTTCCAGTCCGTCTCGAAGGTGCCGTGAGCGAGGATGCGCAGCCCGTGGCCGCTTGGGCTGATCTCGGTGTAGCTACCCATCGACTCGATGATCTCGCGTGCCCACGGGGCGATCTGGCCGTTGTCTTGGCGGCAATTGTCGAGGTCGATGCCCACCACGTCCTTGACGCCGGTCAGCACGAAGCCCAAGCCCGCGTACCGGGTCGGGTTCAGCGCCAGCGTGGCGGCTGCCGACTCGTAGTCGCCCCAATCGGCGACCTTCTTGGTGGACAGCCCGTAGTGGCGGGCGTCGTAGGGTATCTTGTCGTACTTCTGTCTGGAGTCGTTCCAGATCGCTTTCCAGACGGCCCAGCGGCGCATGGCCTTGAGTTCTGGTGGGATGTTGGAGCCATTGAAGACCCGCCCGATGGGAGGGAGGTCTGGCGTTGTCTGTGTCATGTGTCTACCCGTGTGCTACCCAGAAAAGGAACGACGGCGGGCGTGGGTAAGGCGCGTTCGGGCATGGGATCAGCATGACCTAGCCGGGTTCTCGGGCAGTGTACCCTAGATGCCGTCGGTCAGCAGTTCCACGATGCGTGGGTCCACCAGCAGGGCTCGGCTGACCCCCGTGGCCTGCTCGATGGCGATCGCGCTTGATGGGGGCACGTAGCCCCTGCGCAGCCACGTCGAGATGTTCTGCTGGGTGCAGCCCAGCACGGAGGCCAGCTTGGCCTGCGAGCCGATGGCGCGGATGGCTTGGTCGATGCCGGTGAGGTCACTCATGTCAGGTCCTTTGGGTGTGGGCAATTGTCTGGCACGGGGACCGAGCACCAGACGGCTTGGTAAGGGGAGGCGCCCCGGGGCGGCTGCCACCGGTCGATGTAGACGTCGGGCATCTTGTTGACCACCCGGTGGGCGTACCGGTAGGGCACCCCAGCGAAGTGGGCGATCTCGCTGAGGGTCAGGCCGTCCGAATGTACGCGCAGGGCGCTGCGCACGAGGAGTTCAGTCTTCATGGCTTCTCTTCAACGGCAGCCCCGGCCAACAGCGAGTCGTACTTGTCTCGCAAATCGTTGATGCAGTCTTGCAGCATGTCCAGCCGCACCACGACGTGTGCGTCGTCGAATGCTTTGCTGTACTTGACGCTGCCCTCGCCCTTGGTGTTGCTCCAATGTAGGTCAATCAGTTTCATGGTCGTCTCCTCTGTGGTGTTGGTTAGCCGGTACTTGATCTCGCGCTCGATGCGCTCAAACTCGTCATCTTCAGTCATGTGTTGCGCTCCTTGAGGTTGGTTTCCAAGGCCCGCGCAAAAAGAAGTCCTACTGTTTCTTTTTGTGGTCGATCAGCGGGCGCTAGTTTCATTTGATTCATATCGCTATAAAGTTGTGATAAAGTGGTTTTAATCTCATCATCCGTCAGCCCTACCCACTTTCGTGGTTGCTGCGCGGCTTCCCATAGCGTCTCCAAAGACGTTAGCCATTCTGTTTTTGTCAGTGGTCTGTTGCTCATGTGTTCTTCTCCTGTAAAACTTTGGCGGCGTAAACCATTCCTGCAATGAAATATTGGTGGTCAAACATTGGGTCTTCTCCGCTCGGCATATCCTGTTTGGTCAGCCCTACCCATTGGCGTTGGGTTGGGATGCTGTACTGCGTTATCGGCCCCGGCGGAGTTATCAATCCAACCTGCTCGGCTTGCTGCTGTGCTGCGGTGGCATAGCCGAACAGTTCCGCAAACTCACCCAACATATATGTCCCCCGCGACCCGTCATCAAAGGTAATGTCGGGCGATCCGCCAGCGGTCAGTGACACAACCTCCCCGAGACTTTCGTCCTCTAGACAAATTACTTTGTCACCCACCTTTGGCATACGCATAGCCACTGGCTCTGGCTGTGCAGCAAAGTGATCCGCGAGTTCCCGCGCCTTGTGCTTGTCAATGCCTTCGCGGACTAGGCTAACTACCACCATATCGCGCCATTGGGTTGGCTCTGTCTGCTCCAGTGCAGTGCGTTTGTTCATCATGTGCGTTAGCAAAGGGCTATGACGCCCGTTTGATTGCACCATGTGCTTCGGCTCTGGCTGCTCCAGCGCGGCTGTCAGGGCGGTGATGGCTGGCCCAATAATCTCGGGTCTGCGATTGCCAGTGCTTGCGTATTCCAACGCCTCCAGCGCCATCTTCGCGGCTTGTTTCAGGTCAGTCATGTCCCCTCCTTGATGCCGTGGGCGGCTTTCCACTCCGCGACAAAAGCAATCGCGTCCAGCCCATACTCAACCAAGATGTTTTTAATCAAAGGCCACTCTGGTGGTGGCTCGGCTTGCTGCTCTGACTGCTCCAGCGCGGTGCGTAGGGCTGCTATCAAATCAGCAGTCGGGGTTTCATCGCTCCAACTCCAAGAGAGACCGTCCCAACGGTCTACCACTGCTTGCGCCGCCTGCTGCATTACTTCTCTGTTGCTCATGTGTTCTCCTTGATGCGTTTCAACAAACGCGATGTAACTCCAAAGTTACCCTGTGCCATACACTTTGACATTGGGTCTGCAGGGTTTTTTACTGTCCAAGGTTTTTCTTTGTCAACAAAACAAAGTTCTTGGCTGTCGTTGATCAGTCCAATAAAGAACCGAATGCTGTCATTTTCAACCTCGTCACCTACCCTGAAGGTAGTTTCGCCTGTGGGATTTTGAAGATAAGTTACTACGCTCATGGTTACTCCTTAATGTTGTGGGCGGCTTGTCTTAGGTTATCCATTGCGATCTGCCTCCCAAGTTCCGTCTTCCATTTGCTCAAACTCATTGAGTTCAGCACGGGTGTAACGAACATTGATTTTCTTCTGTTCTAACTGTGCTGCTGCCTTGCCATCTGCAAACCCTCGCTGGTACACGATCAGCAGCGTGTCGGCCTCATCGTTCAGCTTGTCCTTTGCTACTTGGCGTTTTGAGTTATAGCCTGTCATGGCATTGCCTTTCCAAGTTCAGCAGCAGCGCGGACAATAGCGCGGCGGGTTGCGGCGTAGGGGTCTTTCTCTTCGTGAGTCCACACAAGCACGTCTACATCGTAGCCAATGGCTCCCGCATTGGCGTAGTTATCGTATTTCCCAACGATGATCTGCAATTTCACCGCCAGCCGCAGCGCATCGCCATCGTCTTCAATGGGGTTCCACTGGTTAAACTCAATCCGCATCTTTGCCTCTTCCAGCCCACAAGCCTTCGCCGCAAGTTCCAATAGTTCTCTGTCCATATCACATCCCCTCATCGGCCAAGCATTCGGCCAAGATTAAATAAAACAATGGGTAATCAGGATCACCCAGCCGGGAATCAAAAGACTCTGTAAATTCATTTACAGCAGTTTTTGCAAGGTAATATTCCCAGCTTGAATTGTGTTTGGGGTCTTCAGCCATCTCTCGCAACGCCGTGCTGATCGGGCCGTACTGTAGGTGGGCGTCATCCGGGTGGATGCGTTGCGGTGTTACTTCATAGTCCTGTATCACGATGCAAACAGTGTCCACCCACCCTGAGCCAAACTGCCGTTGCTCTTGTATCCTCGCCTTACGGGCGGCAGCGTGTAGTAAGCGGCTCATAATTTCCCCACTCCATACCCAATTAGGTAAAAAATCACGGCTACAACCACAGGGTGTTTGAGACAACGCCCCGTGAACCACCAGTCAATAAATTTGTCAAAATTCATGTGTTTCCCCTTGCTCGGATGGCGGCAGCTAAATCTGCCGGGTGAGTTGATTTGTCTACGTTCTCGCAAACAATAGCGCCTGCTTCCATCCCGGCAACGTAGCCACAACGGTAAGCCTCGGCAAGTGCTATTTCTGTCTTGTGTGCGGCAACAAGGTTGGCAAAGTTAGCAAAGCCTTTAAGCCCTACAATTTCTGCCATGCCATCAGCAAACCCAGCCTCTCGCGCCAGCTTGATGATTTCGTCTTTAGTCATGTGTTTCCCCTTGCTCTGATAGCTTCGGCAAAATGCAGCCGTGATGGATAACGGACATGGTTTTCACACAGTTTCGCGCAAGCCTCCCTCTCAGCCTCGGCGCAGGCTTTGCCCCATGCCAGCATCTGCTCGGAGGTGTAGCCCGGTATCTGTACCTTTTCGCCTGTAGCAAAGACAGTGGCAACGGTCACAGGTTTAGGTAGTTTCATAGCAGATACCCCACGAAAACTCCAATCACCAGAATCACGCATACGACAGCCACGGCAACGGCAGCGTCGCCCCAGCCCCAAGCAAACAGGTCTTCATCGTCTTTCATATCGGACTCTCCTCAAAGTTGTCAGGGTTAAACGGCATCGGCGGTACAGGCCGGTTCGGGGGTAGCTGGGCGGGGAAGGGCCATGTCATTTCGTTCTCCCGATCATGTTAGCTGGATGTATCAGCCACTTGGTTCCAAGGAAGCGCACGGACTTGACCCATGCGCGTTGGTTGTGCCTGTCGATGCTACGCATACCGCTGTTGAAGTGCTTACGCACCCTTGTGAGCATATTGATCTTCATGCTGCCACCTTCGCTGCCGCTTCGCGCTCGGCCTTCTTCTTGGCGTAGTGCGCCCGGGCGTAGACCCGCGCCTTCTCTCTGACCGTCTCGGTCTTGTACGGCTTGCGCTTCGTGGTCCTCGGCTTAGGCGCCACCGTTGACTGCAGCGACGTGAGCCATTGAGTCTGCTCTTTGGTTATTCTCTTCAGGGTATCGATGTCGGCCAGCGCTTTCTTCAGCAGGACCTGTGTGTGGATGTGATCCATGTCCATCTTGTCAAGGCGGCGGAATACGTTCAAGTTTTTGATGTTCATGCGTGCTTCTCCATGCTCTGCGCCAACAGTCCTCTGGGCCACAGGAAGGTGGAACTCTTTACCGCGCCGGCCTCCAGCAGTTCCCGTGCCGTCCACACCTTGGTTGGTGTCAGCCGAGTAAACCCCGGCGCCACGTAGCAGGGCAGGGTGTAGTGCGGCAAGAACGTGATGTCGTTGAGGACGTATACGGTCTGCTCTGTCAGGTCGTGTCTATCTGTTTTCATGTGTGTCCTAGGTTACCAGCAGCGACGTTGCTGCCGGAGTGAATCATACAACGACTTTTTGTACTCCACAATACTTTTTTCGTAAAAAGATGCACATGGGCCCAAAAATGGGTATGATCAGGCCCAGCGACAACAATTCCGTTGTCGTTTTAACGGAGATACACACATGAGCCTAGAGCTTGAACTGCAGCGCTGCACGGCGGCGCTGGAAGCCCTGACCGCCGTCTTGGGCAAGACCGCGATCTTTCCTGTCATCGACACCGTTGGCCCAACCAAGGCCGAGGTGGTGTTCCCAAAGCCTGCAGCTACCCCGCCTGCAGCCGTGACCGCGCCTGCGAAGCCCGCGCCTGCTACGGCACCCCCTTCTGACGCCATCGAGTACGCGGCGGTGGCGAAGGCCATCACGGACGTCTTCAAGGTCGACCGGGCCAAGGTGATCGAGGTGCTGGCGAAGTTCGGCGCGGCCAAGGGCCCGCAACTCAAGCCCGCCGACTACGCGGCCTTCCTGAAGGAGTTGGCGGCATGACCATCGTGAACATCAACCTGATCGACTCGACCGCCATCGAGGGCGTCGTGGACGTGAACTGGGTCACCGAGGGGCCCGAGCCCACGCCCGCCACGGCGTTGGCCGCCCGGGTGCTGGACTTCGTGCGCGAACTGAGCGCGGCCAACCCCGTGCCGGCCCAGCCCGACATCGTCGACGTGGAGCCCAAGCCATGAGCGGACACGCCAAGCTGTCCCCCAGCAGCGCGGTGCGGTGGATGACCTGCCCGGGCAGCGTTGCGCTGTCCGAGGGCATCGAGGACAAGTCGTCCAGCAACGCCGACGAGGGCAGCATGATGCACGCCATCGCGGCCAAGTGCCTTGAGACGGGCACCGACGCCATCGACTACGTGGGCACCACCGACAAGGAGACGAAGCTCACCTTCACCGCCAAGCAGGCCCCGGACGTCCAGTTCTACGTGGACCACGTCCGGGACATCGTCAAGGCGACCAACGGCGAACTCCGGATCGAGCAGCGGCTGCCCATCGGGTGGATGACCGGCGAGGCGGACGCGCACGGCACGGCGGACGCCGTCATCGTGGCACCCGACGAGTTGATCATCGTGGACGCCAAGTTCGGGTTCAAGGAGGTGGACGCCGAGCGCAACCCGCAGTTGCTGATCTACGCGGCGGCGGCCTTCGACGAGTTGAAGGTGGCCTACGACTTCCAGCGCGTGCGTGTCGTCATCAGCCAGCCCCGGCTGGGCGCAAAGCCGGAGTACACCTGCACGGTGGACGAGTTACACGACTTTGTCGGCAACGTGGTAGCGGCGTCGGACGCGGTCAGCTTCGCGCCGGAGAAGCTGGTGCCGTCCCCCAAGGGCTGCCAGTGGTGCCGTGCCAAGGCCACCTGCCCCGCCCTGCGCGAGGACGTGCTGGCCGACTTCGATGTGGTCGTGCCGGAGACGGCGGACGAGGACGACCTCGCCCGGGTGATGGCGAACGCCGACATGATCGAGAACTGGGTCAAGGCCGTGCGTGCCGAGGTCGAGCGCAGGCTACTGGCCGGCACGCCCGTCAGGGGCTACAAGCTGGTGCAGGGCAAGCGCGGCAACCGGATGTGGGAGAGCCCGGAGGTGGCCGAGGCCACGCTCAAGTCGATGCGCATCAAGCACGACATGATGTACGACTACAAGCTGGCGAGCCCCACCAGCATCGAGAAGTTGGTCAAGGCGGACGAGATTGGACCACGCCAGTGGGCCAAGATTCAGGCCCTGATCACCCAAAGCGCCGGCCAGCCATCCGTGGCCCCGGCATCCGACAAGCGTCCTGCACTGGTCACGTCAGTGGATGCCTCTGGGTTTGACGACGTGACATCCCTTTAACCTTCTGAAAGACAATCATGGAAATCATCATCAAAGACGCGCGCCTGTCGTACCCCACCCTGTTCCAAGCCCGCGAGTTCAAGGCCGGCGACGGCAAGCCCCGTTGGAGTGCAGCGTTCATCATCGAGCCGGGTAGCGACAACGACAACCACATCAAGGCGGCCATCGAGTCCGAGGCCAAGGCCATCTGGGGCGCCAAGGCCTCAGCCATCCTCAAGACCGTGATGGGGCAGTCCAACAAGTACTGCTACAACGACGGCAGCACCAAGGCCAACGAGGAGTACCAAGGCAAGATGGTGCTGGCGACCCACCGCTCGGCCAAGCTGACCCGCCCGCTGATCATCGACCGGGACAAGAGCCCGCTGACCAGCGACGACAGCAGGCCTTACGGCGGCTGCTACGTCAACGCCAAGGTCGAGATTTACTGCCAGACGGGCGAGAATACCGGAGTGCGTGCCAGCTTCTCGGTGATCCAGTTTTCCCGGGATGGCGAGCCGTTCTCGGCCAGCGTGCCATCCGACGTCGGCTTTGACGATCTGGGCATCGACGACTTGGTCTGATTTTCGGGGGGAAAGCTGCCGATATTGTGGGTTCATCCATGTGCGGCGAGTACCCCCACCCCCTTTTCAGGGGAAAGTTGCCACCATTGCGGGTCTATACGCAGGCAGCGAGTACCCCCTTTTTACACACTGGAGATACACACATGAGCGCGATGAAAGAACAACTGTGGGCCATGGTCGAGGCCATCGACGAGGTATTCGGCGAAGGCTACGCCAAGAAGAACCCCGACTTGGTGGGACGGATGATGCAGGCCGAGCAGACCGGCTTCGCGGCGTACCAGATCAGCGAGGCCTTCCACCGTCTGGTGGAGGCAAAAGACGGGGAGATGGTGAAATGACGTTAAACCTTCTAGACCTTTTAAAAAGTCAACTAAACGATTTTCAATTAGAAAAACTTGACGGAAAAAGATTTACTCGTAACGATGACGCGGCAGGGGTTGCTAACGAAAGAGTCATGCGAGCGCATGAGTGGGCCCGGGGATTTGCTTATGCCAAAACCAAAAACGACATAGACGACAAGGTTCTAAACGCCCATGACCACAAAGGATGCCTAACCGTTACATGGTCAGAAATGCCTGACGCTACTGAAATTGAGGCTTATAACTTGGCATGGGTAATTAGCGCAAACGAAAATGATGTTGATCATAAGCTATTTCAATACGAAATAATAGAGCGTGATATATAACACATCTCGCAGCACATACACACATGCGAACCCTATACCTCGATCTGGAGACGTACTCCGAGACGTCCATTACGCATGGCACCCATGCCTATGCCGCAGATGCAGCGATCCTGCTATGCGCATGGGCATGGGACGATGCCCCGGTGCAGGTGCTGGACCTTACCCTGCCCAACACCCGCCCCGACGGCATAATGGCGGCCCTTGGGTTCCCCAACACCGAGGTGGTGATCCACAACAGCCACTTCGACCGCACGGTGATCCGGCACGTCTGGGGCGTCGACATCCCCACCGACCGCATCCACGACACCATGGTGCAGGCCATGGCGCACCGCCTGCCGGGTAGCCTCGGCATGCTCTGCGAGGTGCTGGGCCTGCCCGCCGACCAGGCCAAGGACCAGGACGGCAAG